CACAGTTTATTGCCTTTGCCAAGATTCTCGGTTGATGGAATTACTTGAAGGTTCCAAGGGACATGAAGGCCGCTAACAGTCTCCCCTCGCAAGGGAATAATGTGGTCAACATGGTATTTTACACCAATCTTTGCCTCAAGTTCTTTTGCTACGGCATACGCCTGCTTGATTTCCTCGATGTGCTCGGGGGAAAGCCACTCTGGTGCGCGCTCAAGAAGATAGGCCCTACGCATGGCGTTTCTGGCCCTGACTTTTTCTCGGTTTTTTTCAACCCACCCCGGCATATATGCCTTGTTGTATTCAGAAACCTTCTCGGCGTTTTTCTTGCGCCATTCTCGCGCAAGGCTTCTTGCTTTTTCGCGGTTTTCTCGCTTCCAACGATTAGAAAATTCCTTGGACTTCTCGTGGTTTTTCTCGCGCCACTTGCCTCCATCAGAAAGGCTGCAAGTTCTGCACCTTCTGTTGGCGCACTGTCTTTCGGCAATGTGGCCCCTGTTACATGGCTTTCCAGTGAAATACCATTTTAACCCAAGAGAAACAGCCTCACCCCTGCTGATCACCTTCATCAGAGCATTTCTCGCGCCTTCGGGATCGTCGTTCTCGCGAGTTTTGCCGCTTCGATGGCCACGCGATCCTCTTTATACTTTGCATCAGCCTCCGCTTGCGCCGCCTTAACATCCGCAAGCTTGTCCTTGATCTTGAGTTCTTCCCTCTGGACGATGGTAAGAGGATCATTCTCTTCCTGTTGCTGCTTAGCCAGTGCCGACTCCATATTGTGCTGCTGAAGGAGGCGATCAGCGGCGACAGAGGCAAGCTTTGCGATATCGTTCTCGATATCCGGAGGAAGCTTCTCGCCCATCTGCGGCAGGCTGACGCCCAGCTTCAGTTCGATCTGACGGCGGTAGGAGTAGGCGAAATGCTCCGCCAGATGCTGCTGCATCGCGCCCACAAACGCCTGAGCATTCGGGCTCTGCGACACAAACTGCTGGTAGATCGGGTCCTGCATGAAGTTGGTGTGGACCTTGATGTGGGCATCGTGATCCTGTTCCAAGAACACCGTAATCGGCTTTCCGGACATCACCATCATGTTCTCGGTTACGGGGTCCATGGAAACGGCGTTCTCCTGCCCCTGAATGATCAGATCGACGTTCTGCACATTCAGAGCATGGAGCATCTGCTTATGAAGCAGTTCCATATTGTACATGCCGGGAGGCGCGTTCTGGGCAAGCTGCATCGCGGCCTGATACTGCATGACCTTCTGGGCCATGGTGGCAGCCTGCGGATCAGAGACCGGGATGATATCCACGGGGTCGCCAAAATCCTTCACACGGTCAAATGTGACGTTCGGATCGTCGGAGGCCACATATTCGTATTCGGGACCCATGTAGTCCTTGATCACCTCGGCAATGAGTTTAAACTCCTTCCCAAGAGAGTCGTGGACACGGGCCTGAACAGCCGACATCACCTTCATGGAGCGCTCAAGAAGAGCGAGCGTGGTGCCCACGGGGGCTTCGGGGTTTGAATCCCCGATGTCCATCTCGGCAATCGAACCAATCCTGCGGCCTTCGTCCACAAGGTTCCCGAGAAGCTGGTAAAGAACGGCAGACGGCTCCTTGTAGGGAAGGAAGGTGATCGAATCGCGGATGTTTCCGGAGGCCACATCAACATCCCGGAACTCACCCGGCATGATCGGGTTATCGTCGCCCTTGATCCTCAGCCCACGGGCCTTCAGGCCGCCCGGAAGATTCGAGAGCGTTCCCGCATCCACCAACTGGCGCAGAATTGAAGTTGCGCTCTTGGCGATCCCGCCGATGAGGTGAATAAGACCTGTGCCGTAAAAGCCAAGACCGGGAAGATACTGATAATGAACGAAATACTGTCGCTTGGCATAAGACGGATCGCCCTCCTTCCAGTTCCTGCGAATCGAGAGAACCTTTGCGCTCGATTTCTCAATTGTCACAACATACGGAAGTTCAATACCGTCCGGGTCTTCATAGCCCGGAAGGTCGAGATCGACGCACATCTCAAGGATGGTGTGCCGGGGGTCATCCGTTACTGAGGGAGCCTCGCCCTTTACCTTGTCGTACTTCTTCTGGAGGTTCGAGTAGTCAGGAGCCGGTTCTGGAACATCGACATCCCTGTAGAAACCACTCACCTGTAGTTTCCGAAGTTCATTCGGGTACATGCGCGTCACATGGGTGTAACGCGGGCAAGCGGCGAGGTCTGTTGTGCCGTAGGCAACCACGAAGTCCTCAGCGGGGACAAACACGGCTGCGGGGCGGTCGTTCACGGTATCGTAGTAAACCTTCCGGAAGGCGGAGCCTGCAAGCGGAAGGCGGAAGAGAAGCTGTTCGGTTTCGGAGCGGTAGTCCGTCATCTTCTCGGTGACAACGTAGTTCATCTCCTCCTGAACGCGGTGCGCCTGCTTGAGGAGTTCTTCGGTGCTTTTGCCGACGATTTTCGTTTTGACGGGTCCGGAGGCGGGGAACACCTCCATGATGGTCTGGGCTTGGAAGCGGATCACGGCTTCCGTGAGAACCGGGTGATAAACACCGCAAGCCCCCGGCCAAGGAGTTGTGCGCTCCTCGATCTTGAGACCAAGGAGATCGAGACCCTGAATGTATGCCTTTTCCCAGTCGGAACGGGTCTGGAGGTCCGAATCGAAGTCCGCGATCAGTTCGGAGGCAAGGGCGCTCAAATCCGCCTCGCTCATCACTTCAGCGAGGTTCTCTTCATGCCCGCCTACAAGGCTTTCTGCGGGGTCTGAATCGCCAAAATCGACAGTAACGCCGCCATCTTCAGTCGGTGTCACATTCGGCCCCAGTTCCTCCTCGGGCAGATCGACCATGATGGGCGGAGTTTCCGGCGAAATCGGGATGTAAGGATCGGCCATTTTACAGCTTTCTTAAAGCAGAACAATCAGGTGAAGTTTGCCTTTACAGCCCACATCGCGGCCTGTTCATAATTTGTCAGGGCAATTGAGCGGCACCTGTTGTCAGGCGCTGTTTCGCGGATAAACTGCATCAGTTCTTCCGTGCGCCTCTTGACCTCGGCAACATATGTGGAATTTGAGGGGTTAAAATCGGGGAGTGTGCTTTCCATAGATGTGATTATATCAATAGAAAGGCTCCTTTCGGAACTTCGGCAACTCAATCAAATCGTCTTCGTCCGTTGGGATCACGAAGCCACCCTGCCGGAACCGCATCAGAGCCATCGTAACGGCGTCAACGTAGTCATCATGGTCTCCTGAAGGGAATGCGGCACATTCCTCGACAACATCGATGGCAAATTGCTCCTCTGGAGCCCAAACAACCCCCGACGCGAAGATGTCCGTGATGGCGTTTACACGCACGATCTTGTCGCCAGTGGCTCTTGTGGGGGTAAATTCTTGGACAGGGACGCCCGCATTGCGAAGTTCGGCGATCAGAGGCGCTCCGGAAGCCTTTTTTTCCACGATAAACATATCCGGCTTCCAATCCTTGTAATATTGGACCGTGGTTGCCTTCAGTTCCGGGAACTCAAGCTTGTCTTTCCACGCATCCAAGAGAATCAGGTTCGGGATCGGCTTGCCAACCGAGTTCGGATGGTTGAAAACCCCGAAACAGACGCATGCGGAGTAGTCGGAGCGCTCGGTTTTGGAGAACGCCGTGTCCATGGCGACGATCACGGCCTCGCAGGGAGGTGGTTTTCCTTCCCAGACGTTCCACCAGTCGCGCTTAATGAGCGCACCCTCTTCGGAGGTGGGGTCCTGCTGGTACTGGGCGCTCCATTTTGAGATGGGAAGTTCAATTTTAAGTTTCTGGAGTTCATCAATTGACCAAAACTCCGGCCAAAGAGGCTCTCCAGAGGGCATAATCGCAGGAAATTCAATGACTTCCCACTCAGAAGAGCCCTCTTTCTTGATCGAGGCGTCGATAATCTGGCCCGTAAGGTCCCTTTTGGCCCACCGGGTCATCACGATCACAATCGCACCACCCGGCTGTAAACGCTGCCGGGGGCCGGAGGAGTACCACTCAAACACCTTGTCATAAACAGAAACGTCAAACTGACCGATCATGGCCTCCTGTTCGGAGTGCGGATCGTCAATAATCAGCAAGTCAGCGCCTTTACCCGTGACAGCACCGCCGACACCGATAGCGAAATACTCGCCACCTTTGTTGGTTGACCATCTTCCGGCGGCTTTGGAGTCGGACTGGAGCCCAATGCCTTGGAACACCTTCTGGTAGTCCGCAGACCCCACAAGGTTACGCACCTTTCGGCCAAAACCCACCGCAAGTTCGGCAGTGTGGGCGGTCTGGATGATCTTTTTCTCTGGATATTTCCCCAAAAACCACGCCGGGAACAGGTAGGAGGCGAATTCCGACTTGGTGTGGCGGGGCGGCATGTTGATGATAAGGCGTTTGAGTTCGCCCTTGGCCACCCGCTCAAAGGCGTCAGCCATGATCTTGTGGTGGCGACCGGAGATAAACCCCGGCCACATCAGTTTTACAAAGTCGATATACCCATCTCTGGCGGCCTCACGTTCCTTGGCCTCATCAAGAGCGCGAAGAAGCCGGAGAATCTCCGGCTTCTCTTCTTCTGGTATTTTGTTGATGATGTCCGCATAATTCATACAGACATTATATGGTGCCGGGTGCAGGACTCGAACCCGCGACATCTCCCTTACAAGAGGAGCGCTTCTACCAACTGAGCTAACCCGGCTATGAGTTAAGGGGAATGGAAGGCGATGAGGGCAAGACCTATAAAAATCAAAACCATCACCATCGTGTAGATTTTTATGTGAAGTTCCGTGTTCACTGTGGCTTGTACCCCATATACTCATCCATCTTCTGGATCAGTTCCGCGTGGAGGTGTTTCTCAGACTCAAAAGCATCCCGTCCGTATATAATCGTGGTGTGATCGCGATCAATCTTTTTCGCCATCTGCGAGATGCTTACATTGAAGTAGCGGCACAGGCACCACATGAAGAACTTCTTCGGAAAAGCGGCGACCTTCTTGCTGGTACGCGAAGCAAGATCAGCCTCACTCACCCCCAGTGCTGTTACAATACCTTGGCGGAGGCGGTCCAAGCGGCTCTGAAACCCCGCATCTGGCAACCGTGCCTTCCACCACTCCATAGGCGCTTTATACTCCTCCGGCAAGTCCTTCGGCATGTACTTGCGCTGAACCCTTCTTATCGCAAGAACCTCTTTTGGAGGAGAGCCATCATACTTGGTTGTCTTTTCCCAGAAGAACTTGCCGTCAAGAGCGCTTTTCAGTGCCGCCTCATCCATTCGGGGTCTCCATTTTCCGGAACAGATTAACCAGATCACCAACGGAACCTTCAAAGCCGTAGGTGCCGAAGTGAGTTGTTTGCGCCCACGGGAACAGCCACACATCGCCTCCAATCTCCCGCCACTTGTGGCAGAAATAATAATCCTCAGAGAGATACCTGTTGTCCACGATCATGGTGCGGAAGAAGGCATGCATTTCCTTCTTTTTGAAGCGGTGCTGGGAGGCATCCGAGACGTAGTAGTTCTCGGGGAAGGCTTCCTTCATCTTTTCAAAGACGGAACGGTGGATCAGCATCATGCCCGTCCCAGCCTCCGCCACTCTCACGAACATCTCCATCTTGGTTTCGGGGTCGAGGGGTGTAAACACATACTCGCCCACCAGCTTGGAGAGTTTTGCGGGGTCTTCAATACCCTGCTTAACCGCAGCCGTGATAACGGGCCAGTTGATGTGCTTCTTGGGATAAGGCCCGCAAATCACTTCCTTCTCTTGGCACAGCATCACCAGAACATCCTCTGGCCGGAACTCGATGTCGGCATCGATGAAAAGAAGATACTCCGCATCGCTTTCATTAAGAAAGGTATCTGCGAGACCGTTGCGCCCACGGTCGATCAGGCTCTCGTTGGACATGAATGCGTGGTAAAGAAAGGCCCCACGGTTGATCATCTGGTCCTGCAAGCGGAGTACGCTTGAGAAGTACATGGCATTCCCCATGCCGCCATACATGGGCGTAGCAAGCATGACCTTCTTACCTTTAACCTTTGACACATCGAAGTTGAACATATGCGAGTCAGACATCCGACACCCTTGTGATTGATACACCCGTTCCGTACTGCCCCCGGTAAATCATCGGAGCCGGGTTCCCCTCGACCTCCCAGCCCCTCATTTTGAGGGAATGGGCGAGAGACATCGCTTCCGCTATGGTGGGTGCCCACACATAGCGCGTCTCAAGGACCTTAGCGTTTTGTTGCGATGTATTGGTATTCATAGTCACCGATCTTCTTCTGGGTGAGAACAAGTTCTCCGTTAAGGTGGGCGTTCCACGCCATGATCGCAGCCTTGATCCGGGGAGGGAAGTTGTCGGCAAAACCACCCGCGCGCAGGAACGACTCCCTGTCCCTCATCAGGAAGCCTTCATAATAAACCGCCCGCTCCCCTTCCTTGGCTCCCTTGAGCCAGTAGCGGAATGCGCCATCATTATCGATCTGCTTCAATTGAGCCCCCTCTTGGTCGCCGCAGCAATCATGTCCGTCCTGAAGGACGCACACATTTGTTCGAGGAATTCCAGTGCCGAAATCTCATCCTCGAAAGGATGTAGATAAACACGCTCCCCATCGTCCATCAGCATCAGGATCATGGACCCCTCAGCCTCATCGTTTTGATAGCGCTTCAGCGCCTCATCAATGTCCGAGGACTTTTTTGGCATATGCGCTCCTCTTGCTCTTGGTGCCGAGGCCCCTGTTGTAATATGTCGCGGCAAGGTGATGATTGCCCCGCGCCTTTTTATAAGCCAGCTTGAGGTATTTCATCCCGTACCTGATGCCCACGGCACAGTTGTTCAGACCTTGAGGGGAGCCCTTGTACCCCACACCCCTTGCTGTGCGGGGTTTGATCTGCATAACACCCCTCTCCCCAGCCTTCCCCACAGCGCCGCACCTGAAATTGCTTTCAGCCTTGGCGATGGAAAGAGCCAGATGCTCCGGCACTCCCTGCGCCCGCGCTTCCCTTTTCACCATGTCCTTCACATTGGCATTCGCCGCGCTGATCGTGAAGGCAGTGGCAAGCACTGCAATCGTTAATTTCATTACTTCTCCATGTTTAAACACATATAGGCGATCTCACCAACCTTGGCCTCGATCTCCATGGTCTCTTGTTTCAGCATCGCGGCATAACCAGCACAGCTTTGAAGGCTGAGGTTCTTGCGCTCGACATAGGTTTCGCCCGTCTCGACAAACAGTGCCACAAGCATGTATGTCCCTTTGGCCATCAGGTCCATCTGTGCATCCATTTGGGCAAAAGCATCTGCTTGATGGTCCTTTCAACGTGCATATCAGCCCTGAGAAGTTTCCTCTTCATGCGCCATTCTCTTTGAAGTTGGGCTTTTCTCACAAGGCTTGTCGCCTTGAGGCTCACAATGTTGGGCGATTCATGTTCATCCCAACCATCACCATCTTCAAGAGCCCCCTCTTTGTAGAGGTTGTAAATCGCCTTGCGGCGCATCATCGCCCTCTTTACGGGGTCTTGTTCGAGTTCATATTCATCGTCATCAAAGGCGCTCAAGGGCGGGCTCCACGAAGCTCTTGCATGAACTTTCGGGATGTCCATGATTTGTGGATTTGGATTTACAGCCGCAGCAACTGGCGCGGCGGCAAACATCCCGAGGATTGAGCGGCGTCTCATTTTGGGGGACCTTTCATGGCGTTCTTTGCAACAGAAACAATGGCGGAGCGGGGAAGGTAGTTTGCTTTCTGGTCGGACTTCGCGATCACTTCGACCGTGGATTTCCAATGCTCGATCTCTGCGGCGTCCATGATCTGGATTTTCGAGAAAGCATCCAAGGACTGGTTCAGGCGGTTGACTTCATTCTCCAGACGTTTGGTGTCAGAACTCAAAGTCTCGCATTGCTTGCGGAGACGATTGTTCTCAGCGTTGAGCGCTTGCGCTTTCTCTTTGGTGTCCCTGATTTCCTTTTCGAGGTGCGAGATTTGCACCTTGTCGAGTTCTCCAATCTTTACGTTCAACCAATCAGCCTCAACAACGGGCTGCTGTTCGTAGACCTCCGCTACATAGCGGAAGCCCTTAAGCATCCGATCCCTCTCCTCAATCAAATCCTTGTAGTCTTTCATAAGATTTATCTCAGGCACTTCTCTGCCTCTTCAATTGCGTTTTTGAGGGGATAAGGGTTTCTCGGCTTTTCCATCTCGGAAAGCTGGTGGACCGCGAAGGGGATCAAGCCAGCAATCGCAAGCTTCAGCTTTTTAATCTCCGCGTCCTTGGCCGCGATGATGTCGCACCATTCCGGCACTGGCTCCCTCATCCCAAGAACCTCCGCAGATCGCTCCTCACATTCCCAAGCGCCTTGCGGTCGGAGGGGCTCACTGAAATCGAAATCATTCCCTTTTTGCCGTCTTTTTCGATCCACACCTTGGTGTGCTTTTTTCCTTGTTCGAAGGTGTAGGAGAAACCCATCTCATCCAGAAGTCGAGCCACATCCCTGTACCACGTTCTCGTTGACATCATGTCCTCCGTTGCGATGGGTTGCATGATGTACCGGGTTGTGGGCGGTGTCAACAAAAATTAAGACCCCGCAAGATTTTTTCTTACGGGGCCTGAAAATTCAGAGATTATAGATGCTTAGCGCTTCCGCATGCCAGCCTTCTTCTGCATGGGAGTGGGGGCCGCGTTTGTCCAGTTCCCCTTGAACGCAACCCGCTGCGCCTTCTTCGCGGGCTTGGCCTTGGCAGGCTTTGTTGGCTTGGCCTTGGTCTTCTTCTTGTATGAATCCATCAGATCGGCGGGCTTCGCCCTTACACGGGCGGGTACAGAACGCCTCTGTTCGGTAACGGGGCGCTGGGTTCCGTGCTTCCGGTTGAGTTCCTGATACGACTTCTGGACATCGGCAGTGGACATTGGTTTGGACTTATCCTTGCCAGCATCCGCCTTGGCTGAGCGCTGCTTGGCCATTTCCTTGGAAGCCACGTATCCGCCCACAATCGCGCCAGTCGCACCACCCGCCACAGCCACCTTCCTACCCATTCCCTTGGAGGGAGGAGTCTCAGCTTTGCGCTCAGGCTTGCGCTCAAGCCCCTTGCGGTCCTTCATCTTGGTCGGCCCGCCACCGCCCTGCCGGGTCTTCTCCAGAGACTTTGAACGGCCAGACTCCACCACACGGGGCTCCATCGGGTCCTTGCGCTCAAGGCCCTTGCCGTCCTTCATTTTTGTGACCCTGTCACCCTTGTTCACATCGGAGAAGCGGCGAACACCAGACTGGACGCCCTTGCCGATGACCCCACGAACAATTCCACCCGGACCCGGAAGGGGAGCCGGAATAGCCTGAATGTTCATATCTTTCGTTCCACGAGGGAACATCTTCTTAAATCGCTCGAATTCAGAATCGGCCATTGAGTTGGTCCTGTTTAAACAATTTTATGGGGGTTCGGCGTTCCAAGTGTAATTTTACACTATCCAGTGCCGGATAGAAAATTTGCGGCTACACCGCTTCTGGAAGGTGGGGGTTTGGTTGCGGGAGTCGGATTCGAACCGACGATCTTCTGGGTATGAACCAGACGAGATGGCCTCTTCTCCATCCCGCACCACATTGATGGACTGCGATCATTTTAAGGGGTCCGCTTCGCAGACATACACGCCTCTCGGCGTTTCTGGCCCCACCTCCGGTCCCAAGCCCACCACAGGCACCGCTTTAGCGCGGTGGGGTTCCGTTGGCCGTTCTCTTCCTTCGCAGCTAGGATCGGTGGTCAGCCGTCTTTCGCCTTGCCATCAATTCAGTTCTGACGGGCCGGTCGCTACTCCGGCTTGGAATCTGCTCCGCAGGCTTGTGAGCGGTGCGTCTCTTCCCGCTGATGACCTTTTGGAGGGCACCGTTTAGGTGCCGCTGGATTCGAACCAGCCCGCGACCGACTTGCCGCGTACTCGTTGCGTGTCCGCTTTCCACGCCGCCGTCAGAATTCTTAACGGGTTGCTCGCCACTGCAACAGGCCAATGGCCCCGGTTTGTTATCCAGCGCAGCACCATAAGGCGCTTAGTGGGCATTCACACCGCCGTCAGATTGGCCCTATGCACCTACGCCCGAAGGCTACGGTCAAGCCGTTCTCCTGACGTCATCAGGATTTTCGGCGCATAATGACCCATCCCTAAGTCAGATTGGCCTCTGCTATCCATCCTTCCGGGTAGGATTGCCCCTCCTTTTACCGAGGGGCACCGCAACCCCAGAGGCCAAATTTTATATCCCGTCAGCACCCGGAGGCACACCCCTTCCGAAAGGGATTTGTATTCCGCCACGGGACCGAGCGGGGTCTTGGGTTAACCCATATCAATATAACACAGTTGTGCAGGATTGCAAGCTATATCTCCTGCCTTACCAGTCATACCAAGCTTTCACTTCGTTTCCCACACCACAGTTGGTTTTTTCCTGTAGGACTTCTTTTTCTTATTGAACTTTTCGAGGTCCTTCGCCCCCTCGATGGCATCCTCAAAGGTCCTGTAGTCCATAATAGTGCTCCAATAGGAGCCGAAGAGCCCGTTAAAGAGGGAATAATCACCCTCAAGCACATATGTGCCGTCCGGGAAATCCGGATGGTCCTTTACAATCCGGTATCTGGGCATGATTGCCTCCTTTCTGGAGACAAAGATACGCAACCAGCCGCAACTGTCAACCGATTTTTTGGAGCCCCGAGGTTTTAAAATTTGGGAATATAATATACCGGGGGTTTAGGACTGGACGGGTTTGTCTTCATTTTCCTCCCCGGCACTGGGGGAGGGTGTCCAGAGTTTTTCAAAATAATTGAAGAATGTCAAGTAGATAGCGATGAGGAAGGAGAAGTGCATGGGGAATTTATGTGATCGTTTGAGGGGAATAGTATGTATAACAAGACGGTTCCCGTTCATCATTTAGGGGGGCTCCCCCGGTGGCGGGGGTGTGCCGGAAAGAACGGGAAGCGGCGGCGTTTACACGGCACAGCGACATCTGTTCACGGTCTGTTCACTATGCGCTAATTGGCAGTTACCGCATGCTAAGCGCTAAGCCGTTGTAATCTTTCGATTAATTCCCGTTCTATGTCTTTGCTATCGGCGCTGATATTCTCGATCTTGACCTGTTCCGTTAACATTCCGGCGGCCTTTGCACCTAGAGAGAGCAAGCTTGCCTTAACAGCGGGCGGCGTGTCGTGGGAATCCACCATATCCCAAAGCTTGCGCCATATCTTATCGCTATGCTTTTCCCGTTGCCTGTCCGTAAACATGCTATTCCTAGCCTGTTTTTCTTTGATCAACTGGTCAACTCTCTTGGCAACATGGGGGAGAGCGGCAAGCTTGCAGGCTTCATTATGGATTGTTCCCGGCTTCATGCCGCTCGTATCGTAAGCTTGCCGATAGGCATCAGCATTGGACAAGCCGTTAAAGAGCCCCTGAGCGAAAGCCTCTTGCTTCACAGTGAGCCCGCTGGCGGTTTTGTTCCCGCTTCTTTTAGCCTTGCCTATGCTCTCCCCTTCACTGGCTACTAGGGCAAGCCTTGGCCTGTTGTCTTCTCTCTCTTGTGTCATGGGCTCTTTGTCCTCAATCGCCGGACGGCTCTTTTCGGGGTTTTAAAGTTTTCTTCCCCTTATGGTAGCAGGCAACCCCCAACAACCCAAAACCCGCACAAAATGGCGCAGTTTAAACGCGCGAATCACTCACAACCCCTTGAAACCATTGGCGAATCTCTGCGCGTTTTTAGTCGCAATCCTAGCGAATTTCACCATTGCCGGCATTGTAACCCATTGATTTCATTAGGCCTAAAATAATTGTTTACACGCCGAACGGCGGCGCTATTCTGCCCTCACTGACTACTTGCTGATTGACATCGTGAACCCCTGAACCGCTGCAAGCCTGAAAGGCCGCTAGCTGGGTTGCGCGTCATACCGTTGACGCTAATTCCCGGTGGCTGACTGGAAAGGAATGTAACAGGCGGAATTGCGCTAATAACTCCGGCGTGTAAACGCGCCGGATCAATTAACGCAACTCAAAAGAAAGGAAATATCATGCTTTACAATCTCGAAAGATTGCCGCGCGAAACACGCGAACAAATCGAAACTAGCCCACGGTGGCGGAAATTTTTCGGCGCTAAACCGAAAAACATGCTTCGCCTTGATGGCAATGCAAAGACCATAAAGGGGAACAAGAAGGGATTCGCAACAGCAATCCTTTACCTCACCCCGGCGGACGGATCAGGCTTCAATGTTTGTGCGCTTGCGGCAATGGCATTGTGCAAGGCCCCATGTCTTAACACGGCAGGGCGCGGCGCAATGTCTAGCGTGCAAATGTCTAGACTTCGCAAAACACTCTTTTGGCTGCAGTTTCAATCCGAGGCTGTCGCTATGATCAAGCGCGATATCGCGAAATATGAGGCTATTTGTGAGCGCCGTGGTTTTACCTTGCTTGTGAGGCTTAACGGAACAAGCGATATCCGTTGGGAAAACTACGGGATTATTCAATCTTTCCCACATGTACAGTTTTACGATTACACCAAATTGCCAAACCGGAAAAACGTGCCGTCAAACTATGATTTGACTTTCTCATATTCCGGCGCGGCAACTTTCCGCCAGTACGTTGACACGGCAATTGCCAATGGAAACAGGCTTGCTGTCGTGTTCCGCAATCGAGCAATCGTTGACCGCATGCTCGCCAATGGCGAGAAGTTTGAAGGATTGCAAGTTGTGGACGGTGACGATACCGATATCCGCCACCTCGATCCGCAAGGCGTCATTGTTGCGCTTTATGCGAAAGGAAAGGCGAAGCATGATGTTTCTGGTTTTGTTGTAGGTTAATTGCAACTCAAAATAGGAGGTTAATAATGCTTTTCAACGTCACATATGAAATTGTCACGCAAGAAAGCGCGGAACACGGCGATTATGAGGAAACGGGCTTCACAATGCAGGATGTTACCTTGCGAGAGGCTTTGGAATTCCTGCGCTGGGAGTCCGGCAACTGCGAGGCTAGTTCATCTGATGTTTCAACCGCGCGTTGGCTCACAATGTACGGCGAAATGGACCCTTTCAGTGGCGATACAACCAACTATAGCTTGCATTTCCCTGAGAAACTATCGGCGGCAAGCCGTGTTCGAATTGCTCGCCTGTTCCGTTGCTACGGCATCAAGTAACAAAAGGAAAAAAACAAAATGAAATTTATTCGAGCCCGTGACGTTAAACCCGGCGACATAATCCGCAATGGCAATTGGCTGGACCGTGTCAGTAGTATTGAGGACGCGCCGATATGGCCGGATGGAAGGGCAATGGTCTGGATTCGTTGCAATGATGACACCACGTCAACGTGTCGCATGGCATTGGATTGGATAGAGGTTGCAAGGGATTGATGCAACTAGCAGATTGGCGGTGTTTAAATATCGCCAATTCACTAGATGCAACCCACAACTAGGAGTCTACCAAATGGATACCTATTTCGATTTCCGAGAGCAATGGTTGACCGCAGGCATGGATGCGATGCGGGCTCGCATCATTGCGGCTGGCTACTCTCTCCCGCCCAACCTCAAGGTTGCCTGCGGCTTTCCCGTTGGCTCACGCGGCGGCAAAAAGATTCTCGGCCAGTGCATTGATCCCGTGGCCAGTGCCGGGAATGTAACTGAATTGTTTGTCAGTCCGACAGTGGACTGCGCGGTCAAGGCGCTGGGCATCCTGCTGCATGAACTCGGACACGCGGCGGTGGGTGTTCAGGCTGGACATGGCCCTGCCTTTAAGGCTTTCTGTGCCAAGCTTGGCCTTGTCGGCAAGGCAACCGAGGCGATGCCCGGTCCAGAAACACAGGCTTGGATCAAGGAGGAAATTCTTCCCCTGTTGGGTGCCTATCCCCATGCGGCGGTTGATCCCTCGCAGCGCAAGAAGCAAGGCACACGCATGATCAAACTTGTATGCCCGGTGACGGGCTACACTGTCCGCACCACTAAGAAATGGCTGGAAGTTGGGTTGCCTCTCTCCCCTGCTGGTGTGGAAATGGTCCCCGTTCAGGATGACGGGGAGTAATCCCCTCAATCGCCGGGTGGCTTTTCGGGGTTGCAAAATTTAGGTTGTGCAACCCCGCTCTAATTTCCCTTTAACAACCCCGTGCAATCGTGTACACGGGGCAATCAATCGAAAGGACGGAAACATGATCTACAAAATCAGGCGCGGTGATGCCGCCGTATCACGAGAAGACTTTGTGCGGGAGGTCCGGTGGCTTCCCGGCGTTGGACCAAATACTGCCAACACCGTCTATGACGGTGGATTGCTCGTTGTGGATATCTCCGGCGACAAGGCGGCGATTGCCGAAAAACGTTTAAACTCCCTTCTCGAAAAGGGGGTTCTCGTCAATGCGGCAATCAACAATGCGGCGGTCAACAACTCCCCGAACCTTGGTGAGATTCTCGCCAATGCAACCCCCGAAAAGAAGGACAATCCTATCATGCACAACCCCGTTCCCGGCACTGACCTTGGCTCCCTCCTCGCCGCCGCCGTGCTCCCGGCGCTTCAGTCTCAGGTGCAGCATCTGGTTGATGAGGCAGTCGGCGCGCGCGTTCCCCGCGAAATCGTGATCAAGGCGGCTGACCGC